GTGATGATTGTTTTGCCAGCACCAGTTGCAACTTCTTGTAATGCTTGAGGATTTGATAGAAAATTGTTAATTACTTCAACTTGATAGTCACGTAAAATTATTTTTTCTCCGGCGATAGAATGTCCTTTAGGCCATGTTTTATCACCCCAAAATTTTTCTGTAATAGAGCTAAAGTTTAAATCTACCTTTTGTCTGCGATCGTCTATGTCAACTATTTCTACGCCTTGCTTATGAAGTATATCACTAACAATATCAAGATGGTTAACATAACCTGATCCGCCAATGCCAAAGAAAGCAACTTTACCGTCCCATCGACCTAGTTTATACTGTGGCATATAACGTGCATATGGCACTTCGAACTTTAGTGCGTTTGAAAGTTTTCTCCGTACATCAACTTCTAGACCTTCTAGTTTAATGTTTACTTCATCTTCAATTATTAATCTACATGTTGCCATATTATAAAGTTTGTGCCTTTACACGGTTGAACGGACTAAGTTCAGTATCATAGTGAATAATTAAATCTAATGGATTAACGTAATCGCTAACCTTAGTATTCATCCTTTGACTACCAATAGTCAAAACCGTGTTAGGGTTCCATTCATTCTTAAGTAACGGTTTAGGAAACTTATTACTATTAATATACACTACTTTTGTATTTTTGTCAAGTGGATTATTTAATTTATGTTCTCTTATATACTCATTAAATTCTTTTCCAGAGTCTTTATCATTGTCTATTCTAAACAATACACTCATATCTTGCTCAAATATAATGTTAGTTAAACCTTTATGTATCTTTAATAATCCGTCTAACGGTGAATCGTTAGACAGTATAACAAGTACTGGAAATCTATTTAATTCTAACAAACTTTCTAATACTCGTTCAATTGGATATACATTTGGAGGAACTATTACATTATACTGTTCTCTTGTTACAATTTTTTTACTTAATACAGTTAAAGCATTTAAACTATCTTCTAACTCTTGCTGATCAAAATAGTGTAATCCTAGTTGATCTTTACGGTCATTATATATTGCTAAATTATCTTTTGATGGTTCACCGATTGATGAAACCATAAAATCAATTGCTCGATCAGATAGGTTTTTTAGTTTAAAAGAATAAATGCCTGGTATATAATCTTCTTTATTATTACTCATTGCTTCTACCTTTTCAAAATAGGATAACAACTCCTCTTGAATATTAAAGTTGCTATTTTTAAAATTTTTTATTACTTGATATGTGTTCTTTTCATTAAATGGAAAATAATGAATTTTTTTCTGGCTATTATATAAATGACCTGCTACGCCTATTTTTGCCTTTTCTATTGCATTTAATAATCTTTTATTAAAAATAAATTTTACTGCAATACACAGTTCACCAACATCGTTATGAACTAATTTAATTGTTTTTTCTCTATTAAGATGCCTTAAAGGAATACGTAAAGAATTTAAAGATTTTGATAAATCATGTTCAAACATATCATTGTAAGTTAACAATTTTGTTTTAACTAATTCATATTGCCTGTCAGTTAGTCCAATGCCTCTAACAACTTGCCTACCTATGCTTGTTAGTATATTGTAATCTTCTTTTCTTACAACAAATTGTCCTTGCGGAGCAGTCTGTAAACCGACTAGAAGTTCAAGACAGTCTTCAATAGTTTCTGTATTCATAGTAGTATTATAACTTAAATTAACTTAGAAGTCAAGTGTTTATGCGGAATTCCTTGAGAAATTTCTTCAACAGTCCATTCTGTGTGTGCGTAATCGTTAAGCCATTGTTGTCTATCAGGTTTTAGAGGTTCGTGTATTGTTTCTAAACTAGGATTTGCAACAGGCCATGCTAAACTACTAGGTCCGGTAAATGCCGGAATACCTTGTATAATACTGTGTATGCCTGGGTTACTGCTCCAGTTAACTGTTGCCCAAGCACCGTCGAACGACATATCAAAGTCGTCGTATGTGTTAGGTATTTTGTTAGGTTCTTGTCTTCGAACGTTACTCCATTCCCGCTCAATCTCAGGTAATCTACATCTAGGGTGTGGTCGAAATATAATAGGAAGATTCGTTTGTAACTTTATTGTATCTATAGTTTTCATCATCCAATCAGCCATAGATCCCATACCCTTCCATTGTAGACTTTTGTCATGTTGTCCACATATAAGAATATGTTCGCCGCTAGTCCTCCATGGTTTTAACACAAGTCCTAGCTGTTTTGCTCTATCACTATTATGGCCACTAGGTCCAAAATAAGCATCACGGTTAATACCATTTAGGCCTACTTTCCAAGTAGTACCTCTTTTTATTCCGCCTACTTCTAATACTATTGTAGGTTTACCTTGTTCCCAGACTTCTTTGTTTGGAGCCATTCTTCCATAAAACAATACGCTCCAGATAACATTAACATCGGCACTAGGATCATTATACACAACATCAATCCCATGGTGTACACAACCAGCAGCAAAAGCATCAAAGATAGGGCCACTATTACCTGCACCGTAGTTTGTCCATAGGCTAACTTTCATTCCAGTATGATTCATTTCTTTGTTTTATTAAATCTTTTGTTAAACTTTTTCCGGTGTCTTTACGAGCACCTTTAAGATGATCCATCCATCTACCTAACTCACAATTGATTAGTGGATGTCCGCCTCCGCCTGTAATAGCTCCTTTAAGTATCATATCCTCTGTATAGTCTAATACATTTGGATGTTCAATTTTCATTTTATTTAGAATATCACCAAATACAAAACTATCATGCCATTCTTCTAATAAAAAGATTCCATTTTCTGCTTCTTCATATACTCGTTCAAATTCTGCCATAAATTTTTTACATGTTTCATTCTTTACATTAAGTCCGTAAAACCCGCACTCTGGCCATGTCTGAGAACCTTTGCCTCGACCAACATAAGTAATCCATTTATCGTTTGGTAATAGTTCTGCAAACTGTTCATAACTCCAGAGGCTATGAATAAATGTATCGGCATCCATCCATATACACCAGTCCTTAGAGCGTCTTACAGCGTCATACACAGCATATGTTTTATTAGCGAACCGTATGGCGTCCCATTTAAATTCTTTGTGATGATCACGTGGTCTGCGTTCTGGCCACGGACACTTACCATTTGCTTTTGGAATATCCCCCCAAGTAGATTTAAATCTATTAAGATCAGGTAATGCTTCAAACGAATCTAATATTTCTATCTGTGTTGGATCAGGATTATTTGGTTTACAATTCTCTGCATATACAATTAATTTAATACGTTTGTCAACTTGTTGTGCAAAGCTGTCTAAGAAACGTTGTCCGTATTTTTCAAGCCCTGGCTGATGAAAAGTTGTTAATACTAATATTTCCATTTTATCTTTTATTCCTTCTGTTAGTTGCCACGCATTAAAAGTCAAATAAATTCTCTCATATGTCTCCAACAAGATCCATTTCTTAATTCTTCAAAATTCCAATGAAACATACTAATCCTTTGTAACCATTGTAATCTATCAAAGTAATCAGGTCTTTCAATTTTACTAAAATCTATATTGGCAACTTCTTTACATTGACTATCTTTAGGGTCAGTTAAAAAGGCATGAAATCCTTTAATAATAGGTCCAACTGCGGCACTACTGTTATGATTAACAACTGCCCAACATCCTTGTAAATCTTGATCTAGTGTTCTTCCTGGTGGACTAAGTTCTACGTTTGAGAAATGTTCTAACGGATGTCCTGGTCTTCTAGCAAGATAATCTACAGCTAATTTATCTCCTGGGTGGCTACGTATTACTATTTTTCTATCTGTATGAGATTGAATTAGTTTTATAGTATCTTGCATCCATCGAACAACATCATAGCCTTTCATACTCCACCCACCCTGACGTTGGCACATTAAAACAATATGATTACCGACTCTAGTATACTCAGATAATGGTAACCCTAATGTCTTAGAAATATTACGCCACCTTTTTTCATTTATTCTCGTATCACAGTAATTTCCTGTTGTTGGAAATATACCATCAAAACTATATCTTAAATAGCCTTTAGTATTCTTTGGATCATGAAATAGGAAAAGGTTAGCGTCAGCAGTGATTGTATGCTTACCGTATTCTTTTTGGGTTCTAATTACATTGTTTCTTAATCTTAAATGTGGTGTTGTAATTTTATCATATACCCAACCTTGTATCATGCCTGCATCACACTCAATTAAATTTTCTTGTGTATGTACTAAGCCTTCATCACCTGCCTGTCGTACTCCCTCAGCAAAGTTAAACAATAGTTGTTCTTTTTGAGGGTTTATGTTCTTACCTGGAACAGTTTTTAAATAACTAACTACTTTCATTGAGGATATCCCAGGCATATCCTGAACGAAGTTCGTTTGCTGTAAATTGACAGTATGACAAGTGTCTAGCAAAAGCATGTACTTCGTCAAGGCTTGGACGGTTTAGATTTTCAACCTCATTAAGATTATTATTACATAACACACTTGCAGCATTAGGTGCTAAAGCAATAGCTGGAGTGCCAACTAAAAGTGCCTCTGTAGCGGCAATACTGTTAAATGTAACAAGACAATGTGCTTCTTCTAGTGCGTCCCATATAGTATTTTGTGTTACACGTTCTCTTCTAGAAGGTTTTAATCTTACTACAAGTTCTCTATCAGTATGTTTTTTAAGTTCTGTTAATGTAATATTCATCCATTCGTCTACATCTTTTCCATAGAACTTCATTACTTTTGCACTAGGAGGACAAATTAAAATATAACTTCCTCTTTTAAATTTACTAGGCCGCCAACCAAGTCTATGTAATCTATCATCTGGACGTTCTACAATTGGTCCTAAATTTTGTAAATTATTTTTTGTAACTCTATGATAGTCTTTTCTTGTGGTCCATACAGGTTGCATGTAACCTGTATCTATAGCATAAAAGTCTCTACCAGTTTCTCGGCAAAACTTAATTGCTTTTTGTCCTCCTCCGCCAAGACCTCTGATAACTAATGTATTCTTAGTCTTTGATTCTCTATCAAAGTCACTTATAACTCCTCCGCTACCAAGTATAAAGTCTTCGCAAAAAGGATCGTATGCAAGTCCTTTAGACTTTTCACTTAATGGGCTGAACTCTGGCTTATTGATTGCAGCAACCTTTATTCCCATTGTTTCCTCCTTTATTGTTTTGATTTGATCTTTTGTTTTGTATACAACTTCGTCTGGATCGGAGAGTTCATGCAAACATAGTGTTAAGTATTTCTTTGCATTCCAATTTAATGTTAAATCATCAATATTTACTCTTTCTAAATGTCTCCTTTCTTCTTTTTTCTCTAACTTCTCGATTTTTTTATGCAAGTAATCTGATTGTACACTTACCCAATCTAATGCATATTCACAATTTTTCATATGATCGAACCACGGCCCGCCTTCGGTATAATGTAATGCTTTAGGAGTTCCGTCTCTTGGTTCTTTATACCAGCCTACTAACCAATTCCATTCGTGAGTTATTTGTCCCACAAATTTATCAGGTATCCAACTAAATCTATGTAAGTATGCACCAGTAGTATCCTTATGGTTAATTAAGTCTAATGTTACTGCTTTATTTGAATCATGTCCACAATTCCAAAGCACCATACTTGACCAATTTTTCCTTGGATAAGGTAGTTGTGCTTTTCCGTCCATCTTTTCTCCCTCTTTAGGAGTATAATCATGATGAGCACACATTACTGCATATTTGTTATTAGCTAGTGAAAATAATTTTGCAACGTCTTCTTTGAATACAAAATCACAGTCAATAAACAATGCCCAACCTTTATAGTCTGTTAGGAACGGAACCATAAATCTACTAAATGTAAATTCGGTTGATCCAAGTTTATCTTCTTCACGCCAATACCAATTTTGGCTACGTAGTTTATCTAATCTTAACGGAATAATTTCTACAGGTACAGATGCTGTTTGTAGTATACTTTGTCTACAAACTTCATAGGCAATATCTTCTCTACTATCGTATCCTACAAAAATCTTTAATGGTTTAATCTCTTCGCTCAATATCTTCCTCCACGCACTTCTCCCCATACTGTACTTCTAGTATATGACAATGCTCGTCAAAGGGGTTACTCGCCTTATGCCATACTTCACACCCTATAGCATATCCACTTGTACATGCATTTAATGTAACGGTGTCTTTACGAGTTTCAAATTCTGTATCTAACACACACTTACCTTTAAGCACATACCAGTGTTCTGATCTTAAAAAATGTTTTTGATCAGACAAAGACGCTCCTGGTGTAATAACTAATTCTTTTACTTTGTAATTTATTTTATCATCTAAAACTCTATACCACCCCCAATTACGAATAGTTTTTGGATTTTTCCATTCTTCTAATATCCAGCTACTGGAGTTTTTCTTATAGTCGCCTCCAACGCCATAAACAAATTTAGCTTTATCATGATATATTTTTTCTTCGGGTACTGCTCCTTGTTTTCTATCGCCGCCATTAGCAAAAATTATTTCTGCTCTGTTTGCAGTTGTACACATTAATTTAAAGATTGCGCCACCAGCAGTATCATCTGAATCGTCAAATGATATAATATCATCTACTACTTCGAGAGCATTAATTATTGCTAAACGTTCTTTAAAAGGCATAAAAGGTCTACCCTTTTTACGTGTTAACCACTCATCTGAGTTGAGACCTACTATTAGTACGTCACCAAGTTTTTTTGCTTCTTTAAAATATTCTAAGTGTCCTGAATGAATAGGATCAAATCCGCCAGTAACTAAAACATATTTCATCTACCTAACCATCTCTTTGCTGCATCAATTGGATTGCGTAAACCTTCGTATGTACTATCAATAAAACTAATATGCTTACTTAATTTTTCTTCAAGTTTCTCTTGATTCTTTTCTATACGATCAAGTTGTTCTTGAAGTTTATCTATTTTCTGTATTATTAATATTTCATGCGGTTGCATATTACCATCCAAATATATAATCTCTTCTTACGTTTGTAAGTTCTTTTGCGCCATATGACTTTAAGAACTCTCCTGCACAATATTCTGTATCGGCATGTTGTTCAACAATTACTATTGGTTTGTGTTTCAGTATAGTTTGTATAGCACCTTCTAAAATAGGAAGTTCGTGACGTTCACAATCTATTTTTATCAGTCCAAATTTAGGCACATCTAAGTCATCTAATTTTTTTACAGTAACATTTCCTGAACCAAAAGTATCTTCGTCTACATGACTGTTACCAGTATTAACACTATCGTATATCATATCAACAGTACTTTCTATTTTGCCTAGTGCATACTTGTTTATTGTAACAGGTAAATCTTTAACATTTAATTCTAAGCATTCAAGTACTTGCGGCATTGGTTCGTATGCAATTACTTGTTTAAATTTTTCAGTTAACGGTCTTGCCCAAAATCCTACATTTGCTCCTATATCAAGAGCTACATCAAAGTCTGTAACATATTTGTATGCTGCATCTCTTACATCATCTTGATACTCTGGCGGACCACCTTGACTAATTCTTTTTGTAATCATTCTATAAAAATGGTTGTCAGTGTCCGGCATCCAGTAATTATATACTTGTTTCATATTATACTTTCTCTAAGTAGACAATATACTTTACTACAAATATTTCAGGAGCCTTTTTAAGTTTTACCCAACGTTCAGTAATATCTTCGCTGATTATTCTCCAACCACGTTCTGTATTCTTACGTTCAATGATAGTTTTCCACCATTTTGGTTTTTCAATTATTAAATGTGCATTTCGACCATCACTAAGTTTTTTCTTTGCAGGATGACATGCTATAAGATGATATTGATATTTGTCTGCTATGTTATATAAATTATTTAACACACCTTCTAATTGATCAGGCTCTATGTGTTCTAATACATCACTACTATATACAAGGTCTGCTTTTTTTGGTAAATCTATAGGTGATGTTACAGGATCATAATTGTAAATTTGTTTTGATTCTTCTAATTGCTTAAAGGGCATGCCTTTACCGCACCCAAAATCTAATATAGATTCAAGTCCTTTTTCTGAAATTAATGCTTGAACGCCTTGTGGGATATTTTTTGCAACTCCAAAGCCTTTTCTGCTATGTAGGCGTTGTAGTTCTTTTAGATATTTTTCTGAATGCATAAGACCTCTTTCATATATTATTATATACTACTTATCTCACACATTTTGGTAGGGGTTATTTAAAGGCTAGCGTCTTCCATGCCAGCTACTCTTAGCTTAACTACGTTAGTAATTTGCCATTGTTTTTGATCTAAGCCTTTAAGCAAGCCTAGCCATTTATTACGTAACAAAGCAAATTCATTAATGATCTTTTCATAGTCTACTACGTCTGCCTCACCATCAACATATTTTTCAACATCTCTACTGCTTAATGCACGTTGATAGTTTTCTAAGTATTTTTTGAAAAAAGAACTACGCAATCTACGTAGCTCAATATTTAGATAGTTTAGTATTGCTTCTATTTCTTGCAGTTGATTAAAACGATGTTCAACAATACCTGGCATTAAAGATGCTTGTTTTTCTACATTACCTTTTAGTTTTACTTCATTACGTGCATCAATTAATTCCATTTCAAAGTGTTTTATAGCATCAGGAATCTTAGAAACATCTCTTGCTACTTCTGAATAAAACCCCATTAATAATTCTCCATAAATGACAATTCTCGTTTTGTTACTATATCAATATTGTATCCAAATGTTTCTTTTAAACATTCGTTAAGCCTACGTTGAGTTTCAGTTATTGAACGCAGTCCTACACAGTCCCAATCAATTAAAAACCATTCACCTTTATACTCTAATACATTATCAGGTGTCCAATCACCATGAGAGTAAGGAGAAGTTTCTTTTATAGAATCAATACAAAAACTTCGGAATTTTTTCATAAAGTCTTCGGTAAAACGCAATCCTGAAGGACCAAAGTTTTGACGAATATCTTTAAGGCATTTACCTGGTAAAATTTTATAGTCAAAAAAGTATGCATTTTTACTAAAGTTGCCGTGTCGTATAAGATATCCTGGGAAAACTTTATCCATTACATCAACATACTGTAATACATTACCTGTATATTTTTCTATAATTTTGAGTCCATCGTCTCTCTCGCCAATACGATAAAAAACTTTTCGAACACAATTTTGTAACTTAAATGTATATGTACCTTTACTCACTTTAGCTCTTAACAACATTAAGTTTATTCTTCATACATATCTTCGTTATCGTCATCATCAACTTTATCCATGTCTAAATAATAATAGATTGCATCGTCTAGTTCGTTGTCAGATCCAAGTATTTCGTTGAAAGTATGATCATCTACGCCCATATCAGCTAGTAGATCAACATACCTTTCAGCGGCAGCATGTATTGATTTTTTGTCAAGATACTCTTTAAACATTGTCCATACTTCGACAATATGAGTTTCATCCATTTCCATTAGTCTCCTCGGTTACAGTTTCAGTTTCTTCAACTTCCGCGATATTTACCTCAGAGGAAGATTTTTCATTGAATTCTGACATAACTAAATCTAACTTTTCGCCAGTCCAGTTCTTCCTATATTCAAGATGCTCTTCGCCTTTTATGTCAACATACTTTAACCGATTGCCTGATTTTTCAATCAAACCTTTTTTCTCAAAAAGTTCAACAAGACCACTATACGGATTCATACCAGTTTCATATGGAATCTTAACTTGTACGCCTTCAAACGGTTTACTGTAACGTGTTTTCATTACTTTACAACCTGCTCTAATACCACGTACTTCGCTAATTTTATTACCTGCTTCATCTTCTTTTAGTTTTAGCTTCTTCATTGCAACAACAATACTTGATGCATAGATAAAACCTTGACCACCACTAATCTTATCATCTGGGTCAAACATGTCTTGTGATGCATAAGTGTGGTTAGTACATACTAGTCCTACATTGTGTGTACCAATCATATTAACTGTGTTACGAACAAGTGCGGTCAACTGCTTAGGCTTACGACCCATATCACCTTTCATATCACCTTTTTGGAACTGATCGATATCAGTAGGCGTTAACAACATACCTAATGAGTCTACTACAAACAATACTTTAGGACGATCTTCTTCAGCCATTGCTTTATAGTCTGTCATAAATGTTGTAATAGTTTTTGCTACATCATCAATCATTGACATATTAAGTTTAAGAAGTTTTTCTTCACTTGTGTCAACGTTTAATGCTTGTAACCATGATTCATCAAGAGCATTCTCTGAGTCAATTAATACTACAAAAATACCTTGATCCTGTGCATGCTTTACAATGTTACCACTGCAAAAGTATGATTTACCTGCGCCTGATTCGCCTGCAAATACAGTTACCTTACCTAGTGGAACTCCTTTGTTAAAGTCGCCACTAACTAGATAGTTAAGTGCATAAGAGCCTGTACTGATCCAATCTGTTGGATCATTAAAGCCACTACTCATGCCTGAGATAGATTTAGTTAAGTCCTTACGGAATTTGCTTACGTCGAATGATTTAGCCATAGTTTCTCCTTATCAATTAGGGATAGTAGCTATTAACTACTACCCCTATAATATTTTATTGTGCTTGTCGCTGTCTGATCATTGCAAGAATGTCAGCCGCATCTCCTGATGCTTCTGCTTTAGGCTCTTCTACTTTTGGAGCCTCTTCTTGCTTTGGGGCAGTATCCACCTTTTGAGTTTCTACTGGAGCACTTTGACTGACTGCTGTCGCATCTGGTGACGCCGCTTTAGTTGGATCACCTGTACGTGCTTGCATACCTGCAGGACGGAAATAGTTGCTCCAACGTTCTGAATCATATGCTTCACCATCTACTGATGCTTCAAACATTTCTTTCATCACCTTGACTGCTACTTCGTCTGGCTTCTTAGGAAGGAAGTCACTAAAGTTAAACAATCCATTTGCTTCGATGCCTTTCATTTCGACATCTGTTAATGGACGTTCTCTACGTGCCCAATTAGATGTTGAATAATCAGCATATCCACCTTTACTAGTCTTGTTTAGACGGAAGTCTACACCAGCAGTATAATCTGTTGGCAATTCTTCCATGTCTGGATCCATTAGAGCTGCTTTGATAATTTGAAAAATCTGTGGACCAATAATAAACCTACGAATTGGATTCTCAGGAGTACTATCTTCTTGTAACGGGTTATCAGTTACAAATCCTTGGAAGATATAAGAACGTTTCTTCCAATACTTACGACCCATATCTTCAAGACTTGGGTCTTTAAACCAACCACGTACTTCGTTAAGTATATCACAAGTATCACCATACATTTCCATACATGGTACTTGTACTTGAACTGGACGTGAATCAGTTTCACCTTTAATACCGTTAAACGGTAATTTAATCATCAAACGTTCTTTCCAGAAGAAAGTGTTTGACTCGTCACCATCAGGAAGGAAACGGAGTGTTGCACTCTCGCCTTCTTTAATATTCCAAAATGGGTAAATTGCGTTGTCGCCGCCGCCGCTTTGTGAACCACCTGAGCGTGATTCCTGTTCTTTGAGCTTTGCTCGTATTTCAGCTAATGTTGCCATAGTAATGCCTCCTTTAAGTTGCCTATGTTTTGTGCCTTTGTTTTGTATAGCACAGTTAATACTATACAGTCTTATTTAGCAGAAGTCAACCTGATTCTGCTTATTTTTGGTTATATTGGATATTTTGGAGAACTAGATACCAGCAAGGTTTAGGATGTCTTGTAAACCTTCTGTCTTTTTAGTAGGTTTACCCGATGGATCTGTCACAGGACTACCATCTTGGTCTTTGTAGTCTTCGCCTTTACTCATTCTCTCAGCTTTGTCATTGCGTTCAGCATTACGTGCCGCTTGTTCTGTTGAATACACTTTGCCTTTGTACTCGTAGCCGCCATCAACTTTTTTGTAATGGTATCTGCCAAAACCTTCCACTACACTAGCTTCGAAAGCATTGTCAAATTCTAACTGTTCTGTATCTTCTTTGTGTCTATAACTTGACATTAATGTAGTCAATCTTTCTATGAAATTTTTACTTGGTTCAACATACTGGTCGCCATAGTCTTTTTCTACTGCTGTAAGAACTGCTGTTTCGCCTTTTGGAAAATTTCCTGTTTCTTTATCAAACATTGACATAATATATTCTGTTACAGGTAATTGTGGCTTTTCTGGTTCAATTTCCATATTACCAAATTGACCCATATCATTTTCAAAAGCTATATCTAATTCTTCGTCATAGTTTGTAAACCCACTTGGCATACCTCTAGTAGCACCGTCTGGACCACCGCCCATAAAGTAAGGCATTTTAATTACCATACCCGGCATAATCATTGACGGGTCTTTGATGTCTGGATTAAGTTCCATAATAGATTCAATTGCATCTTTCATTGAATGGCCTTGGAAGTTATCATACTTAAATTTTTTGTATATGCGATACATGTTATCGCCTTCTTTTACTTTATATGTTTCTGCAGGCAAACCAACTTCTAAATCATCTACTGGACTTCCTTCGTCAAAATCTTCAGCTGTAATTTCTTTTGCTTTTGTAGCTTCACTGACTAACTTGTAAATGTATGGAAACACATCTTTCAGTTCTTCGTTGAACTGTTTGATAGTAAGCTGATCAATCCAGTTTTCAGCAACATCTGCAGGTACGTCTTCTAATACTGGTGCTTCAAATGATTCAAATGCTTGTTTGTAATGATTAGCTTTTTGTAAGTTTGTAATTTCTTTTTTAATATAGTTTGCACGTTCCTTAACAACTTCAACATAATCTTTAAGACTTTCTGCCATTACTGCACTACGTCCCATATAAGATTTAAATTTCTTAAGTTTTGCAAGTTCTTCTGATAAGCTAACAACATGTTTACCAAAGTCATCGTATGGAGTACCGCCTTCAGCTACATGTCTTGCCATTGCTCTTGCGCCGTTTAAATGTTTGTACGGATATTTAAAACGTTCACCTTCTGCACTTTCAATATAAATTGCGTTAACGTGTTGTGTTCGCCTTTCAGGGTTTACTGGACTAGAATGCTTAATTGCTAATCTAGCGCCACCAATATTTTGATAGCTGGTTTTACTTGTTCCGTACATCATGCTCTCCATTGTAATATCATTTCGATTTGCAGCTAAGAATTGATAATCTCGTTTATCTAAATTATTTTTATTAATGTCTCTAGTGTCAAAACTAAGCATACGTTTTTTTGCAAATACTCTTATTTCCTTTAAAAAATCATACCAAGAATTTTTAGTAAGAGTGTCTTCTTGTGTTACAAAGTCATTGCTATACATTACAGCAATGTGTTCTTCATCTATACTAACACTTACTTTGCCTAAATTTCTATTGCCTTCTTTAAAATCAAAGTCGTAATATCTTGCTTCTTTAGGTACATTTGTAACTTTACCTTCACTATTACCAATAGTTACTGAAGGGAAACGCCCTCTAATTTTGTTAAAAAGTTCTTCTGCTATGATATCTAAGTTTCTCATTATAATATATTTATCAATAATTCCTTGTAATGAATATAGGCATAGGTGGCTCGTATTCGTCTAATTGTTCTGTTTGATTGAAAGTATTATACACTCTAGGATCCCAATCTTTAAGTACAGCCATCATTCTAATAGCTAACAGAGTTGCGGATATAAGATCATCCGTACCACCGCTTTTTGCTCTGTAACTAGACCCTGTTGCTACAAAACTTTTTAGTTCACTTATTAATGGTTTAGAATTAACGACCATTTTACTATTTTCTACCATAGTTTTTAATCTGCTACAAGCAGATACTTTAGTACTATGTGTAGTGTTAAATCCTTTACGGAATTTACGCACATGTCCTTTACGCATAGGTTCGCTCACAAATAAACCCGGAATATTTTCTTCTCCAAAGTCTTGTATTACAAGTAAGCATGCTTCTCCTATGCCATTGTTTTCTACACTCCAATATATACTAGTTGACGACTTTATTTCAGTCTCAATATATTTGCACACATCTGCTAGTATTCTTACTTGTCCAGGTATAGCAGTTGTATTATGTTGCCATTCAGCAACTTGTTTATATGTTGGAAGTTCCCAAACTTGAATAGCAGCATTGTCGCCTCCTGTACCCATACTAGGATCAAGAGCAACTACATAACTATATTGTGGATCAGGTTTTTTATACCAACGTGTTTGTCCCATATTAATTATTGGCTGTTCCCCTTCCATATTAGCAAGATGTATTGCACTAATTAATGTTTCGTCGTATACTAAGAATTCACAACCATATTCTCGTCTAAATCTTTCTTCACCGATTCGTCCAATTTCTGCATCTTTCCATTCTTCATCTCTATCTGGATGTTCATCCCAATAACTGCGAAAACTATGAAATCCATTAATGCCGAGATCTTGTTCATTGCCATGTTCGTCAAATTTATCCTCTGCTTGTTTCCATATAGTAGCAAATGTATCTTCGTCTGAGTTAGGTGTGCTTGTAATAATAGCTCTACCACCTGTTGCTAGTGTGGGGGATATTGATGTCCAAAATTCTTCTGCTATATTTGGTGCAACAAATGCAAACTCATCGCAGTATAATAATGAAATACTCATACCACGTCCTGTATTGCCTGTTGTTGTAGCACTAACAATTCGTGAACCGTTTTCAAATTCAATACTGCCTTTGTTATAGTTTATAACTCCTGCACGAATATAGTCAGGACATAATTCGTATACATATCTAATACGTTGCATAATCTCTTGTGCGCCTGTATACTTGTGTGCTGCAATTAGTATTGTTTGATCTGGATGAAACATAGCGTACCAAGCCAAGTAAACTGCGGCTGATGTAGTTTTACCTGTTTGTCTTGGCAACATGTTTATATTAAATCTATGGTTATGATAACTCTGAAGTAAATTTTCTTGAAATGCAAAAGGTTCAAATAATAACTTTCCTTTTACTGGATGCTGTATATATGCAAAATGTTTTGCAAAATGCATATAGCCGTCAGTAGGATCCATACACTTACGTAAGTGTTCTACTTGATCTTCTGTAAACGTTTCTTTTGTATTTGCTTTTTTGGTTAAAACGCCATCTAAACTCTTGCTCATAATAGTATTTAACCTATCATATCATTGTAGTATCCTGTATCGAATCTTAAATCAAACAGCTTACGTTTATCTTGTTGTATTAATACAGGTACAGGAGAAGCATTTGGTCCGTTTGTAGGTTCACTCCATAACCATTCATATTTAGGACTATTATCTACTTTTTTATGAAGTTTTTTTAGACGCCTACGATTGTAGTTTGGACACACATATACAATGGCTTGATTTTTACCTAGAGGCTCTACCTCACCAGACCATTCTGTAATTTTGATTTCGCCTTTTTTATGAGCTGCGCCGCTCCATGGACATACTGGTTTAATGTGTTGGAAATATGCTTCCCAGTTAACCTCTGGACTTTTTACCACGACTCTTTTTACCACGTGAGCCCTCAGTTGTCTTTTTATCCTTACCACGTGATGCCATTAATTTATTTCCACGTGATGCATTTAACTTTTCGCCACGTGATGCTTTTAACTTCATCTTCTTACCACGTGAACCTTCAGTTGTTTTAGTATCTTCCATTTTACCACGTGATGCCATTATTTTTTTCTTCTTACCACGTGACCCTTCGTTTGTTGTGTACTTCTCTTGAAGTGCTTTCCAAAGTGCTTCCTTTACAGCCATTGGGTTATCACCTGGCTGTGTTGCTGGATACATTTTTTTAGGTCTATTAATTCCGCCCGCTAAGTCGTTTAGCATATAGTCGTCATCTTTATATTCTGGGTCTGGAGAATTATCCCATTCATCCATTAATGCATTATATTCTGCTTCATCTTCACTACATGGACTTGAGCTCATTGAGTGTAATGGACTTGATCTGTCCATACCCATTGGACTTGGTTTGTCCATATCCATTGGACCCATTTTAGGCAATGCTTTAATTGCCATCATTTTAGGCTCTTCCATTCCTGCATTTTTAAGAATACCTACTAGTTCTGCTACTTCTCTTGCATCAGTACCGTTCATTGAGATGTTCATTGACGCTTCGTTTACTGCTTCTGTTGTAGCCATTTGTTGTCTATCTGTTTTTGGTTTTTTATCTTTTCTATCTGCCGCTTGATTAGCTGCACTCATTGGATCGTCAGCTTGACCTGCACCTGCGTCTAGTTCAGCTTGATCAGCGCCATCAACTCCTGCTTGAGCTTGGCCGCCTGCTGCTGCAACATCTGCCGCATCTACGCCTTGTTGTGATGCTTGTGCTGATGCTTGATCTGGTTCAACAGCTCCTGTTGGATTGCCATCTGGACCTGTTGCTTGCGATGCTTGCGTTGGTGCTGATGGTGGTGCTTTTTGTGTATCTGGTTTAGGCGGTATTGCTTGTTGACCTGGTTGTGCCGGATCTCCTGTTGGATTGCCATCTGGACCTGTTGCTGCTGCCGCTGGTGCTGGCGCTTTAATTGTTCCTTGCAATGCCTTCATTGTATTAGGACCAGCTTGTCCGTCTGCTTTCAAACCTTGTGCTTGTTGAAACGCCTTTACTGCTGCAAAAGTTCCTGGGCCGTATTTCCCGTCAATACCTTTTGGATCATGACCTGCATCTGCTAATGCTTGTTGCATTGCTTTAATACTAGGCATTGCTTTCTTGCCGCCAGCATTAAATGCTTTCATTAAGTTTGGAGTTGTTACATCTAATCCTGCTGGTGCTGGTGCTGGATCTGCCGGAGCATCTGCTGGACCATCTGCGCCAGCATTTTTTGGATTTGTAATGTCTAAAGGCTTGTCTGCTTCTGGGTCTGCACCTGTTTTCTTTTGCACATCTTGAGCAATTTCTGCTGCTTGTGCATCATTCATTCCTAATGTTTTCTTAACAAATCCAGTTAAGTCTTCCCACCAACCTTCGTCTAGTTGGCCAGCTTCTTTTTTCTCTAATAAATCTCTAGTCTCTGTGCCGTAGACGTCAGCAATTTTAATTAGGTCCTTAAAATCTTTCATGTTATCTTTCATGTTATCCTCCTACAACACTTTTTGAGTTTTCAACATCTGCAATATCTTTAGATTCGCCTGGCTTAACACCACCAGTATAATCAACTCCACGATCTTGTCTTGCAGTTTCTAGTTCTTTTAATAAATCCATAATTCTTGCACCAGCTACTTCTTGCTGAGCACTTTCTCCACCTAACTCTTCAGTGTTAAGTCTTGCTTCATATGGTTCTGTATTCTCTTCGCCTTGGTATTCTTCAATAGGATCAAATTCTCCTCTAACAATAATATGACTATGTGTTACTCCACATGCATCTACCAAATACTTTTCTAGTAAGTGTGCTGTTACAGGATAGTTAAGTTCTGTGTCCCAGTGTGTAATTTCCATGTTTTGTAACTGTGGAAAATCCATCGGCTTTTCTGTAATTGGCGTTGTTTTTCCTGAACTAACGTTTATTACATCGTATTTCTGTAAAGCACGTTCCATTGTGTCTACAAACCCTTCAGGCACTTCGCCTGCAACACGAATTTTAAATTTATATGTCTTTTTAGACTCTGTTAAATATTGTTCAAAAGATTTCATTCTTCAACCCCAAATATGTATATAATGTTATTTATCATTAATAACCCACTTTTGTTTCGATTTATCCCAGCTAACTTCGTCTGCTGATACATGTGAATTTCCATGTGAGTACTTTTTACCTCTTGATTTAGCTGTTTTTCCTGTCATTAGTTTTTTAGCCATTATTCTTCCATCCTTTTAAGTTTTTCTAGTAAACTATTACGGTCTGTTACCACATAACCTTCTCCTGTAGTGATATTGCCATTATCTATTGTATCACTATCTAATTTTGACTTTTTAAGCTGTAGCTCGATCATCTTGAGCTTTTTATCCATTTTAGCAACTTTGGCGTCAAGAGACGTCTTAAGCATTCCTCCAGCCACTTCAAAAACTCTGCCACTATATCTACTCTCCACATTCATGCCTAAATCCATCAGGTCTTCATAGGCATTAAGTGCCTTATCTGCTATATCGTTTAATTCTGTATCTGCCATTTCACCCAAGCCTTTTACAGCTGGTAACGCACCTGCAATTTTATCAAACTCTGCAATATCACGCATAACTGGTTCTTGTGTCTTTAGAGCCATATCTGCTTTATTTGTATTACCTTTTGTTTCTTCTACTATCTCTTTTGAAGAGGGTAAATTTAATAAGTCTTCAAGTTTTTTGGTCATTGTCAAAATCCTTTATATATGTACTTATCATTCCTTAAACTTTTCGATTTGTTCTTT